CATGCAACAACATGCTGGAAATGAATATATTTTAAAACTGGACGTCCGTAAATTCTTTTATTCCATTGACCGTTTAATCCTTTGTAAATTGATTAAACGCAAAATCAAAGACCAGAGATTAATTGATGTCATGATGATGTTCGCCGAAATGGAAACGCCGCAGGGCATCCCTATCGGAAATTTACTAAGCCAGATTTATGCGCTGATTTATCTTAATCCGCTGGACCATTTTATTAAACGCATCTTGAAAATCAGGCACTACGTCCGATACGTCGATGATTTTATGCTGATCGGCATGACACGCGACAAATGCCTGTCTCTCCGCAATACGATTATTGATTTTTTACATAACATGCTTGGGTTAGCGCTTTCCAAAAGCACGATTGCCAAAGTGCAAAAAGGAGTTAATTTCTGCGGATACCGGATGTGGCGCACATTAATAGTTATCCGGAAATACAGTCTCTATAAATTTCGCCGTGCCGCGAAAGCGGGGAAACAGGAATCGATAAATTCTTTACTGGGACACGCGAAAAATACAAATTCTTTATTCTATATGTTGAAAATAATCAGGGAGGAAATTGCAAATGGAAAAAATATACAAATACCGGAAAATTACAGACGACATTACAACCTATTGTCTGCTTGAGCCGGATTATAATTTACTGGCCACAGACGAACGGGTAAAAGAGCTGGCCACTATCGCCGGATATACTTATGTGAGTGTCCCAGACGGTATTATACTTCCACCTCAACCGAACAACATTGTCCTTATCGAGGCCGAATCACCGTTGCTGGAAATTATCAACCAACAGGTGGTCGAGATGATTCGCCTTAGATATTCAATAAATGATGAAATAAAAATGCTACGCATCGGTCCCAGCGATGAAACATCTGCCTATAACGCATACGTTGAAGAATGCCGCGCCTGGGGCCGTGGCGAAAAGGAAAAATTAAAATGAATTTTTCAGCAGAAAAAAGACGATCAAGTGATAATGGCAGTAAATACTTATCGTGGAAGTGGCTAGCTGGTGTCTTACTTGGGGTAGTATTCCTTTTGACCGGTTTTTTTGTTGGCGGTGGCATGAGTGACTCTAAAGTGGAAATGAAGGAGATTAAAGTAATTGTTGCGACAAACTGTATCCGTCTAACCAAAATAGAAACAAATTATGAACACATTACGAAAAGTCTTGAACGAATTGAACAGAAACTTATTGAACAAAAACTTGACGAGCACACGAAGGTCAACAAGAGATAATTTATGGCCAACGATAGCGATTTTAAAAAAGCACTGGATTTTATTTTATCTGCCGAAGGCGGCTTTAATAATATCCCCGGAGACACGGGCGGCGCGACAAATTGTGGCATTTCCCTGAGATTCCTACAGGGCACCGGGAATTATGAACTCGGTGATCTAGACGGCGACGGCGATATCGATATTGCCGATATCCGGCTGCTTGATAAGAAAAATGTTGCTCCGATCTATAAGAAATATTTTTGGGATTGTTTTCCCATGGCAGAGATCCCCGCGCAAGTCGCTTATGTTGTTTTTGATGTGGCGGTAAATTCAGGCCAGAGAACGGCCGCAAAATTATTACAGAAGGCTTTGGGCGTGGAAGCGGATGGAAACATAGGCCAGCAGACTTTGCTTGCTCTTAATTGCATAGATTCGGCATTTAACCTGGCTGACAAGATGTGCCAGATGCGCAAGACTCAATACGTTTCTTACGCGCAACATAATGCCAGCTTGCAGAAGTTTCTCAACGGATGGCTTAACCGCGTTGATCACGTTCGCAAAAATTTATTTGAGGTATAAAGGAGGATAACATGGATTGGTCCAAGGTAGTATCAACGATAAGTCAGGCAGCGCCGATTTTGGGGAGTTTGTTTGGTCCAGCAGGAACGGCAGCGGGGGCTCTGGCCGGAACCGGCATCAAGTTAGTTGCGGCGGCTCTTGGAGTTCAGCCAACAAAAGAAGCCATCGCAACGGCAATTTCAACAGATCCCGAGGCCACATTAAAACTTGCTCAATATCAGATGGCTAATCAACTTGAATTGCAAAAATTAATGATAACGGCTGAAACGTCAAATATCTCAGTCGTCAATGCTACCATGCAAGCAGAGAGCAAATCCGAAAAGTGGCCTCAATATTCGTGGCGACCGTTCTGGGGTTTTTCTTCCGGCCTAGCGTTCTTGGTCGTTTGTATCCTGGTCTGCGTGTTAGGTTTTCAGGCAGTTGCAAATAAAGACGCGGTAGCGCTTGGCAATATACCCCTGGTTATAGGAGCCTTTGCCACTCTTTTTGCTATTCCAGGGGCAATTCTCGGTATCGCCTCTTATAAACGCGGGGATATGAAGATCGAAGAAAAAAAAGTGTGTAGTTAAAAAGGGGATAAAATGATCACTGGCACAGTCCGCCGCAAACAAGCGGCCCAAAAAGCAAAACGCGCAGCCCGTCGCATGCCGGGGCAAAAAAGGAAGAAAAAGCGATGACAACAGCATTCGATACGGCGATAAGAGATATTTTCAATGATGAGAATTGTGGCGTTGATGCCGTTTACACGCCCGTGGACGGCGTGGCTCTTCCCGCGATCCGTGTTCTTATTGACCGCAATGTTTTGTTACAGCCGTCAGGTATGGACGCGCAGGTAGTTGAAGTTGGGACAACCATAGAAGCGATTTTAGAGGATTTGCCGGCGGAGCCGAACCGCGGCGACAAGTTTGGAATCGGCACGGAAACATTCACCGTGCAGTCGATAGCGGAAAATGACGGAATGACCGTCAAGGCAATAGTGACGTGAAGAGTGAATTGTCATTGCCCGGCTTGACTGGGCAATCCAGGAATGAATAAAATGGCTGAACCTTTTAAAATAAAAATTAACGAAAACGACTTACGAAAAGTTCATCTGATGCTGTCTGATTTCAAGGGAGCTTCCGAACGCGTTTTTGTCCGCTCTCTCAATAAAACACTTACCGGGGTTAAAACAGATTCATCAACTGCTATCCGTGCAGTTATCACCGCCAAAAAAGCCGCAGTTGATGAGACATTTAAGATATCGAAAGCGGCCACGGGAAAGATGACAGCGATCATTGCCAGTACCGGCAAGCCTTTAGCGTTGATTGATTACTCCGCAAGACAAACCAATAAGGGCGTTTCCGTCCAGGTTCGGAAAGACAGGTCGCGCAAAGTTGTTCCGGGCGCGTTTATGGCGACAATGAAAAGCGGCCACAAAGGTGTCTTTTGGCGCAAATATCATGAGGGTGCCAAGGTTAAAATGAACAAAACCGAAGCGGCTATCAATAGAAGCGGTTATGTGTGGAGTGAAAAACTTAAACGATACATAGCAATAGCCCAATTACCCAAAGCATACCGTTTGCCAATGGAAGAACGTTTTGGACCGCGTATCCCGGATATCATGGGCAACGATCCGGTGATGCAGAAAATATTAGTTCAGGCCGGACAGCGGTTAAAGGACAATCTGGATCATGAAACGGATTATGAATTGTCGAAACACCGGTGAAAAGTGAAAGGTGAAAAGTGAATAGTACAATACGCGAAATAGTAATTTTAGATTTCATCGCCCGCGCGGCGAATATCAGGATCACTAACGGCTACGCGACTGATTGCGGAGTTCATGTATTTTGCGCGCGCAAAAAAATAGATTCAGACGAATTGCCGGCAACTGATATCTGGCCGGGAACGGAAACACCGGTCCATCAATACGGCAAACGATCAAACACAATGAAAATGAAAATAGAAGGCATTGCTGAGTTCGGCGTAAGCGAGCCTTCCGTTATGTCGGAAAAGATTCTGGGCGATTTGAAAAAATGTTTTTTGGCGCCGGAAAATCTTTTAACCAGTCCGCATTCCGGCTGGTCCCGGTCGCCTGATTATATCGACGGCATTGTTTATACCGGCGGCGGAATTGATGATTATCCCGATGATGGTCAGGTCAGCGTCGGCGCTTATGCGACATTCGACGTGACGTATACGGAAAATATTAATGATCCGTGCAGTCAATAAAAGTAAAGTGAAGGGTGAAACGTGAATAGTGAAAAGGAAAAAATATTAATCATAATCGGAGCGGCGCCATGCGTCAGGGAAGATATTGGATCTGCTTTATTGTTGGCAGCCGATAAAAATAAAATTGTTTTTGCGGATTATATACTGATTGGCTTGGATTCTGTTGATGTATGGCCTTGCGTAGATGCGCAATATTTCGCCACGTATCATCCATCTGAAATCGAAATGGCGAAAGAACGCCGCGCTAAAGCGGGCGGCAATACCGATTATATGGTTATCTCGCATCAACAGCATCCTGAGACAGCCACCGGCCGGGACCTGGTCGACTTGATCATTCCCTGCGAGCCGCCCTCCGGCAGTTCCGCCCTGCTGGGTGTCCTGGCCGGTATCCAATTAGGCTATGAAAAGATCATTATTTACGGCTGTCCGCTCACGGGAACGAATGACAAGGGTTATGACTATGCCAATTTCCGCGTAGGTTGGACGGCGAAATTGAACGAAATAAAGGACAAAACGCGGGCAATGAGCGGTTTTACAAAAGAACTGCTTCTTCCTCCCGATGTTGCGTGGTTAGAAAAATGAAACAAAATAATGGTAAAATGAACCTTACAGAACAATGGAAAAATAGATTCGAAAAAATGTGGCATTTGAATGATCAGGCAAAATATCGCCAGGGTTCCGCCGGCCAGCGATATGCCCCACAGTTTTTGGCATACGTCCCGCAAGGCGTGACGATCAATGAATACGGCTCAGGAACCGGCCGCGCCGTTATCGAAATTAAAAAACTGCGTCCGGACGTGAAAATAAATATGGTCGACATAGCGTCTAACGCTCTGGAGTCTGAAGCCGCCGCGCTCATCGGCCCGGACGTAAATTATTATATAGGAGATTTGGCCGCCCTTCCGGATGACTTCCCCATTGCCACCTGGGGTTATTGCATCGGTGTTCTGATGCTGGTCGCACCGGAAACGCTTGATGACATTCTGGCGGAGATTTGCCGCACCTGCAGGAATCTTTTTGTAGAAGTCTATAATTTAAGTGACGTCCGCTGCGACATTGAACTGACCACGATCAAACAGGATTCACCGTGGTGGTTGGAAAAACTCCGCGAACACTGGCCGAATGTCGAATTCATTCAAAGCAAAGAACATCGTCAACGATTTGTTTTTGTATGTAGAGGGGAGAATGAATAAAAAAATAACCATCATGGCATGCTGGGACGGCGGAGACTATTATCCGCCCGTGTATGTCAATCGATTATTCGATGCCTGCAAACGTAATACGTCGATTCCGTTTGATTTTGTTCTGTATGCCGGACATTTAGCGGAACTGCCTGGGCGTAGCGACGCCATCAATCCGGATATCCGTATTGTTTATACCGGGTTACCGTCATGGTGGTGTGGGATGCCTGTCTGGCAGAGAAATCCGCCCGGCGTCCTGACAGATACAATTCTTTATCTCGACATTGACCAGGTGATCATTGGCAGCCTGGACGATTTGATCCGGTATCCATCAGATTTGGCCGGGATGAAAGACTATCCGGCAGCTGCTTGCCCGCGAGGCTGTGAACGCGATGTCTGCATCAGCACCATGCTGATCAGAAACGGCGCCGGGGCGATTGTCTGGGATGAATACATTCGTGCCGGAAAACCTGTCTGGGACGTCGTAAGCGGCCAGAAAGGCCCACTGCCGATGGCCGCCCAGGGGCTCGTGAATCAGCATTGCAGTCCGGATTTATTTCCGGAAAATTTGGTGGTCAGTTACAAGGGAACCTATTTAAAGCGAGGCTTGCCGGACGATTGCCGGATTGTCGCGTTTCATGGCCAGCCCAAGCAGGGTAAATGCCTGCACGAAAAGTTTGTTCAGGAGCATTGGATATAATGTCGCCCAAAAATATATATATTTATGGTGCAGGAGGCGCAGGCCGCGAGCTGGCATTTACTCTATCGCTGGGCAATCGCTGGCGCGTCATGGGTTTTATCGATGATACGCCGGAACTTGCCGGCAAGATCATCGGCGGAATACCCGTTGTCGGTCATATCGGCTGTTTAGCCGGGCAGGAGGTTCCGATAGCCGTATGTATCGTGGACAAACCGATCATCAAACGTGCCGTGGTTGAAAGAGCCATGGCCCAGGGCCAGCATAATTATCCGTGTGTGGTTGGTTCGGACAGATCCATCGTATCACCCGCTGCCCGTTTAGGGCTCGGCTGTATTGTATCACTGCCCTATAATTTTATCAGTCCCGATGTGATGATGGGCGATTTTGTTTTTGTGAATTGCACCACGCGCATCGGCCACGACGTAAAGATCGGTGATTATACTACGATATTTTCCGGTATCGATATCGGCGGTTTTGTGGAGATCGGCAAGGACTGCGTAATCGGTTCGGGAAGCGTGATTAATCCAGGTATTCATATTGGTGATGGCAGCATTATCGGCGGCGGGGCCGTAGTCGTGAAGAATATTCCTGCCGGGGTTATTGCGGCAGGCTGCCCGGCACGAATAATTAGGGAGATCAATAATGGCTGAAGGCGTTCATAAAATAACCGCGGATTTTGAAGCGGCCCTGGCTCAATATACAGGCGCGAAATATGCCGTTGCTTTGGACAATCAGTCTAATGCCCTTTTTCTGGCGTTGATGTTTGATCGGATCGCCGGGAAAGAAATCAGTATTCCGGCACGCACCTACCCGTCTGTCCCCTGTGAAATCATCCACGCGGGTGGCCGCGTGAAATTTGATCCGGTTGAAGGTACGACCTTAAAGGGGGCTTATCCGCTAAAAGGCTCCCGCGTGTGGGATTGTGCTCTGCGTTTTACCACGGGTATGTATCAGGCCGGTACGTTAATGTGTTTGTCTTTTACCGGTCCTTCAAAACATTTAAAGCTAGGTAAAGGCGGCGCGATACTGACGGACGATTACGATGCTTATTTATGGTTCAAGCGGGCACGTTTTTCCGGCCGGAGGGAATGCGCGTATCAGTCCGATTATTTCGATATATTGGGATGGAATTTCTATATGATGCCGTCAATCGCCGCCATGGGGCTTTTATTGATGTCGGGGTTTTATGACCAAAAGGGGAACCCCAAAATCAATGAAGATATTGAATTGGAATACCCTGATTTGAGTCGTTTTCCAGTTTATCAAAATTAACTTCGGCCTGGCCGAACAACAAGGAGGAAAGTAATATGTCAAAAACAAACACAGCGTCAAATGCGAAATTGCAGTACGAAGCCGGGCAGGAGATCAGCGCGATGGCCGCAATGGTAGATTCCGGCGATCATAAAACATTCAGCACAACCGCCGCTCTTTGGTCTGGAAAAAGCGGCTACGAGCCGAAAATTTATCCCGACGGCTTAGAGACCGGCGGCGTTGTATCGCCCGGCGCGGTAAATGATAAAGTCAGCGTGGCCGCGATGACCTGTTATCTGGCCGGCGTCAAGACAACCGTTGGAGCTGATGCCGCTGTATCAGTAACCCGTCCGGCGTCCTCACCTACAGGATTAAAAAACATCAGTTCCATCACGATCAACTCTGCAGGCGCTATTGCGGTAGTTGCAGGCATCGACGCCGCGGCATTTTCCACTACACGCGGAGCGGCAGGCGGACCGCCCTTGATTCCCGTCGGATCGATTGAAATTGCGCAGGTCAAACTGTCGGCATCTACTGCCGCCCTGATTGCCTCCGCAGAAATATTCCAGGTCCCCGGGTCGTCTCAGGAACGCTATGATTATCCCGTCTGGGACGAAGATCCTTTTGCGGGAGAAATCACCCTTGCATCGGCTCTGCCTGCTATCCACGTAGGATCTCCGGCAACCTACAAGGGCGTTTATGCTGAAATTTACGAACCGGTATTCGCCGATCTGGAACCTGTCTCTGATTTTGTTGCTCCGGAAACGAGCTACAGTGTGTCGTCGTCACAGGTATATGGTGGCGTGGTCGGTTCGGATTCGGCGTCTCTCGGGCAGGGTAGTTTTAAGTGTTTTTTAAAAGACGGCGTAACGGATTCCATAGTGGCTCAGAAAGGTCAGGTTCTGTTCTTCAAGCATTTTCCGGATCGGAATAAAACCCCTTACGTTCTTTGCCAGGGCAAACTCGGCATTGCGCGGACGTGGCCGGCAGGAGACAGCATTCAGGCCGCTTGCACCATTTCCGCATCGGAAGAGGGTATCGAAGCAGCATCATAGAAAATGTGAAGAGTGGATGGTGAATAGTTTTTTCACCTTTCACTCTTCACTATTCACGGAGGGATTGTGACGTTTGATAAGAAAAAATTTATGAAAACCAGTTTTGAGCCGCGAACTCAAAAGGTTCCCGTCCCCGATTTAAAGGAATTCTTTGACGACGACGCGGAGCTATTTTGGGTAGTACGTAATCTATCCGGCCACGAATTGGGCAAGATCAATGAGGCAGAGCAACGCAATAAAGCGATATCCGCAATCCTGGACGGTATTATATCAGTGGACGCTAAGGATAAAGTGGATGCCATCAAGGCATCAATCGGATTAGGTGATAATACTCCCAGCGATATCGCCCGGCGGCTTGAAATGCTCACTATCGGCAGCGTTGATCCTGTAATCGATCACGAAATGGCCGTTAAAGTTTGTACGTATTATCCGATTGAATTTTATCAGCTGACTAATGCGATAACGCAGTTGACCGGGCAGGGAGCCCAGGTAAAAAAAAAGCAGAGCAACTCTGGAGCGACCCCGGTGTCCGAAATTCCATCGCCCTCTGCTACATGAACAAAAGTTATCTCTATGAAGTCCGTCCGGACATTATGCCCTACGGCTTCCTGAGCGATCTGGAAATGGAATTGTGGGAAAGGTACTACGAGACGTTGAAGACAAAAAAGTAATTAAAATTTAAGTAATTAAGTAACTTAACCCTTAACCATTAAATCTTAAAACTAGAGCGAATGAAATGTCCGATCTTGAGAAAACAGTTAAAATAATATTCTCCGGCGAAGATACCGATTTATCGAGATCACTCAAAAACATAACCGGCGGGATGGATAGTTTAAGTGGAATTGCCGACAAAGTATCCGCTCCTTTGGCCAAAGCGACCGATTCCGTTTTAAAGGTTGATGCCGCGCTGGCCGCGCTGGCAGTCGGCGCCATGGTTATGGCAGTCAAGGAATCATCCAACTTTAATGAAGAATTTGCTCTTATTTCAACGTCTGTGGACGCGACAGGTACCGATCTGGGAAAATATCGCGACCAGATACTGGAATACTCTCGAACGTCTGTCAAGTCAATGTCCGACATCAACGGAGCGTTATACACGGCAGCGCAGGCGGGAATTAAATATGGCGATTCTCTGGAATTTATGGGTAAAGCCGAACAACTGGCCGTCGCCAATAAGGCCAATCTGAACACAACTGTCGATTTGTTGACCGGCACGATGAATGCTTATGGTTATAAAATAAGCGATGTCGGCCACTTAAACGATGTCTTTTTCGAATCTACGTTGATCGGCAAGCAGACCATCGATGATCTTGGCCAGAGCATGGGTAATGTCGTCGGTATTGCCGCTAATTTTGGCGTCTCTTTTGAATCGTTGTCGGCCGCGATTTCTACTCTGACCGCAAAGGGCATGGAAACGTCCGAAGCAATTACCGCCGTCAAGGGCGTTATTACTACAATTGTTTCACCGTCGGCTGAAGCCGCAAAAGCTGCGGCTGACCTTGGCCTTAATTTCAGCGCGTCGGCATTAAAGGCCAGAGGATTTGAGGGAACAATTTCTGACATTATGAAAGCGACGGGCGGCAGTGCGGATAAAATGGCCGTTCTGTTTAATGAAGTTCGTGCCCTGAATGGTGTCATGCAGCTCACCGGCGACGGCATGACATTTTTCAATGATGCCCTGCAAAAAATAAATAATTCCGCTGGAGCGTCCGAAGCGGCGTATCAAAAAATGGTGCGTGCGTTTACCAATCAGAGCCAGATGTTAATCAATATCGCCAAGGTCGTTATGGTTGACGTCGGAACTAAGTTAGAGCCTATCGCTGCGGAAATTTCGTCATCATTTTCCAAAATATTAAGTGGGATTGACATTGGCATTAAGGCTGGCGCTTTCGATCCCTTATTTAAAATGATCGAGGAAGCGGGAAAAGAACTTTCGGCTTATCTCGCAGGAATAGCCAAAGTTCTGCCTGAAGCATTACAGGATTTGGATTTCAGCAAGTTAATTGATGCTTTCCGTGCTCTGGGAAGCGCAATAAGTGACTGTTTCGGCGATCTGGATTTAACCAAAGTGGAAGATCTGCATGAATTTATTCAGCAGATCATTGACGGCATTGCCGGCCTTATCCGCGTAACTGAAGGCATGGTCGAAGGTTTCCGTCCGTTTTTCACCGCGATAAAAAATTTCCTGTTGTCTGTCGCTGAATCCGACGAAGAAACTCAAAAGATGATAGGCACCATCATGTCGCTTGGCAAAATGGTGCAGGAAACCTGTTTGTATTTTGTGGTGGCTGTTCGCACGATTGACGAATTCGGCGTTAATATGAAAGGGCTATTTAATATCATTGGCGGCGGTATTCAGGTTATCTGGAATCTCATTTCCGAAATAGCCAATCTCAGCAAGATGTTCGATCTACTTGTCCAAGGGAAATTTTCCGAGATTCCGAAGCTATTTCAGAGCATGCTTGATGACGGGCGAGATATCGAGACCGGAGTCGGGAAAATCGTTACGGGCTTTGGGCAGCTCAATACTGGATCATCGGCCGCCGCTATTACGGTAGACGGCCTGAGAAAAGCACTCATAAATGTTCCAGCGGAAACAAAAGCAAAAGTCTCCGTCGATGTTCAATCCGATGAGGAATTAAAAAAGAAATTGCAAGCATCGTATGATGCGTTTAATCTAACGCTTAAAACTAAAATAGACGAACCATCACTGAAAGTGGCCGAAGGTACCATCGCCGAAAAATTTGGTGGCAACAAAATAATCCAGATTACGACTAACCTGGATGGCACAACTACAATTGAATCTATCGGCAAACTCAACGCCGCAATTCCCACTGAGAAGGTAGTTGAAATCAAGCCGGATATAACCCAGACTGAAATCTCCAAGATCAAAGAAACATCGGAAATCATCCAGAAATCAATAGAATGGAAAGCGAAGATCGATATCGCGCAGATCGAATCAGCTACTAAAATAATGGAAGCTGCATTCAAATCAGTCGATGCAACCATTGAGAACACCGGCAAAACATTAACAGACTTAACGGGTTCTTATGTTTTATTAAATCAGGCGCATCGGGGCGGCACGGCTTTTGTCGAACAACAGATCGCGGACGAAAGCAGGCGTCGTGATGAAGCGTTAAAAATGCAGAAGGATTTGCTTGACGCACAGATAAAAAATTTAAACGCGCGGACAAATGCCATGAAATCCGGCCAGGCTATGATCCAGATTGACGGAAAAGGCCTCCAGCCACAACTGGAAGCGTTTATGTTTGAGATATTAAAATCAATACAGGTCCGGGCTAACGCGGAAGGTGCCCAGTTCCTGGTTGGAATGTGATAAGATAATTATTTTGGGAGTGCATTATGATCGCAATATCAACAAACATTTTTGATTTGAACGGAACACGTATTTTTCCACAGAAAACAAACGAAAATTTAAGATGGTCGCGCCGTGTATCCCGAACGGCTACGCTCGACGGAGGAGTATCTATATACGATACGGGTTACGCTCCCGGAGATCGTGATATCATTGTACGGGTGCGGGAAGCATCGAGAGAAGTTGCGGACTGGATGGCGTATATTTTAAAGACATACAATAAAATAATAGTCTCCACCGTTGAATCCGTTTTTGAAGGCGTACCGGCTGAATCTTATGTTGATTATGATGGAGCCGCCGTTATGACAATTAATATTACTAAAGATATCGGAGGTTAATTATGGCTAGCTCATTAATACTATACAATCAATTGATGGATTACATTTGTAAGGGGCTGATCGATCTTAGTATCGATCAGGTGAAATTGATGCTTGTAACGTCCGATTACACCCCGGATCCGACACACGATGTTCTGGCCGATGTCCAAGCCAGCCCGGATCCGGAAGTTGTCGCGATTGCCAGCCCGGATAATGGATATATCGCCGGCGGAAAAGCTCTAACCAATCAGTCTGTCGTCCTGTCGGATTCTCCTGCGGCGGAAACATTTGATGCCAATGATGTGACATGGACGGCGCTTACCGCGACTTTCCGGTATGGGATTTTGTATGTCAATAAGACGATATCTTCTCCAGCGATCGTCAATCCGCTGTTAGGTTGCATTACATTTGATACAGCTCCAGCAGATATAGTAATCAACGGCGTCGATTATACGGTGCAATGGAACATAAGTGGCATATTTACGCTAACTAAATTATAAATTTTACATATGGATTGGACAACATGTCGCAGGAATTGATTCTTAATTTTGATGGCACGGACGGCTCTACTGATTTTTATGAAGAGTCCAACAATCTGATTCCATATGACGCTCAAAACTGTGAGATCGATACCTCCTGGTCAAAATTCGGCTCAGGTTCTTTGCTTGTTGGCGCAACGCCTTCTATAAATTCTGGTCTTGTATATTCCGTTTCAGCGATTACAGGGAATTTAACGATACATGGATTTGTCCGTCCGGATATTACGGACTCATCAGGTACTTCATGTTTCCTGGGGTTGCAAGGGGCTCAGGCTGCGGTTGCGTTCGGCCATAATGTCACCGGAACCGGAACCGTATTATTTGTATATGATGAGGTTCATTCTGTTAACCAGTCCGTAAGCATTGCGGATTTGTCAGTCGGAACGGAGATACATGCAGCCATTGTTGTAAAAGATTTATCTATTATGTTGTTTATCGGTGGGGCAAAGGTGGCCACGATTACGCTTTCCGACGCATTGCCGGAAATTAATTCTGCCGGGGTGACGTCGGCAAGCGGGGATCAGTATCACGTCGACGCAATTGAGGTTGTAGGATCTGCTCTGTGGGATGACGATTTTACGCCTCCGACAATTCCGCCGGCATTGTCCGGATCAAGAGCAATCATCCCGCTAGCGCAGATTGGATTGTCCGGGAAATCTCCGCATTATAATGTTTATTGCATTCCGTCCGCATCGATCGGGTTGGCGGCATTCACTCCATATCGATATAACGACATTCCCGCCGCCGGAATGTCCATCTCGCCGCTTATTCCGTTGTTCGGCTCTGGGCCTTATCCGATACCGATTACATCGATGGCCGTTGCTGCACGGAATCCTTCATACGTTTGGACTCCGCTGATATCGGACATGTATAAAATGCAGGTTGTTTATTTGTGCGTTTTAACCGGAGATGCCGACGGCTTTGACGATCTGGAAATTCCAATATCTTCGTTCCAGTCGGTCATGCGCGACGGGGATCCGTCATATTTAGCCTGCGTCATTCCGAATTCAATAGCTTACGTAGAGGCGATTTCCGTCCGGACAAACGGCGATATCATAGTCAAAAAGGGGTATAAATACGCCGATGGAACGATCAACGCCGAAGAAATCTGCCGCGGAGAGTATGAAAGTCTTCAAATCATGAGGGGAGCGCGGAGCGATTCGGCTATTATAACCGGCCACAAAACGATTTCATCCACTGCGGCCAAATACAGAGAACTGACAAAGGTGTCCTATTACGGGTTGCAAGCAGACGGAAAGCGGACATATCGCGCTGATCCGGATCTTTTTCTGCGTGTTGGTGATCTGGCGACCTATAATAATGATGTTATTATCGTCGGGCAGATATCGTATATTGTCAACAAGAATCAAACAATTATGCAGGTAACCGAAGCGTGATACAATGGGTAAAGCAAATATTATATCAGGCGGTCCCAATGGCCTCTACAATATCGAATTAGTTAAATATACATCCAAAATTACAGAAAAAATTGCCACAATAACCGCCAGGCTTGCTATTTTAGAAAAAGCAATCTCCGACGCCCTCATTTTAAAAAACAATGCAGAAGTAAGTTTAGAAGAGAAAAAAACGGCATTTGACTATGCCGTCGCGAGTTATGCATTAAAATTAATAGAAAAGGAAGCGGTAAATTTAGCTCTTTCTGAATTTATTAAAGCTCAATCAGAATATTCGTCCGCAAAAATTAATTATTCGATTCTTCTTCAAGAAAAAGAATCGAAAACGAAGGAAAAAACACTTCTACAGGCGGCACTGGTTACGGAAATGCGGGCGGGAATCTGGTGCGCCGATTATACAATTGATCTGGCTGCCGGCGAGGAAGTCGGCACGATAGAAATCAACGGAGAAAGCAAACAATTGCTGATATATCCTGCAGGAGATTATGATAATCTTCCAGGGTCTTTATTGCAAAAAACTCAGGCATCGTCCACGTCCGGAATATTTTACAACCTAGCCATCATGGCCGGGTGGCAAAAATGGAAACCGACATATCGCGTCGGTGAAATAAAAACATTGTACGATAATGATCGTTGCGATGTTTGCATTGATGAAGCGACAAGTTCCATCCAGGGATTGAAAATCAATCAGAATGCTCCGAGATGTCAACAGGATCTTGGTGAGTTGTCCAGTGGGTTTTCATTATTTTGCGATCAGAATCCCAATGATCCCATTGCCACAAACACGGACGACACAAGCATACCGTGGTCGCAGCAGCTTATGGCGGATATGGCCGAAATCAACAGTGCAGTCAATAATGGCCACGCTTACGCGAAAGATATCGATCAATATGGAACGCCTGAAAAGTGGACGTATCTGAATGATGGCCAGTCCGGAGATTGCGAGGATTTTGCGTTAACAAAACTCAAAAAAATGCTCAACAAGGGATATCCGGTCAGCGCAGTCAAAATAGTGACTTGTAAGACACCATCGGGAGAAGGCCACGCTTATCTGGTCGTCCAGACGGACAATGGAGACTACGGTCTCGATCTTAATTATTCGCTTCCGATGATTGACGGAAATTTACCGTATATAAACAAGACGCGGCAAACCGGTAAAAACTGGTCCCGTTTTGGAGTCTGTCTTTCTTCCGTGCCGATTGAATATATGGACGGCATAAACGGTGCCGCATTTGTGGCCGGAGACCGTGTAGTCGTAGAATTCATTAATCAAAATTGGAATCAGCCGAAAGTCATTGGATTTGAGAGTAATCCCCGCTTGGGGGCGTTTTTATACGGGAACATTCAATGCCAGGATATATATTCTGTGGGAACGGAACATTTTAGAAAATATAAATTGAACGGAGAATTCAAGGCCGATGTCCCCATCAATTTAACGTATACAAGTAAAATTCAGGTAACGCTCGACAGATCAGAAATAGCCGTGTTGGACCACTCTATGTCAGATCTAAATCTCACATTCTACAAGAACGAGAACGACGGAACATACGAACAATCACGGCAAACACTCATACCCGTGTGGCAGGGAGATATTGCCGCTTATTTTGCTTCCTATGGTTACACACAAGCGCAAACATCATTCAGTTCCTTTGGGAAGCCCTGTTTTGGATATTCCGCCGACTTGATATACATTCCGTGCGTTGTGTCCGCCGGTTCTTTAACGGTTAGATACGTGGCCGGATTCCTGCAGGTTAATATTAATACGGGTATTATAATTGGATATTCTTTTTGGTCTTATCAATGGTTCTGGCCAGGCTCTGTTCCGCCCAGCCCCCGAGAAATTATCAGATATCAGAATAACTTTATGCTGGTCGATCTTAAATATAATTGGGATGGAATCATTGTTAAAATGTTAGATAGCAGCTGGAATGTTTTAGGAATAATGTCTATGCTGGCTGGAGATGATGCGTATAGCGTTCTAGCTATTGATGATATCATCTATGTTGCTGTTGTGAACGGTTCGAATGCTCCATTTTCCTTTAAAATTTACGCTTACGATATGACGGCGGAAGACAAATTTGCTGTGGTAAAAAAGCTCACATTAATAGAAGGCCAGTATTACCCATATGAATTCAAACTTGTAAATTTGGGCGGCAAGATCGGGGCATTGATATCGACTGGATGGGATACTATAGATCTCAAAATGTATACAGCGTCGGTTGTTAATAAAACATCGAGTCCATTGCAATATACTGGTTTGCAATTAATAAAATCTGTTGAACTGGAATCCGATGCATGGCAAGTTATTGGATATGATTTTACCGTGGGATGAGCGGGACAAAATGTAGATGTTCGTAGATGTTGCTTGATTTTAGTTGATGATGTAAGTAGTTGATTTTATGGCTGGGGAAACAGGATTCGAACCTATATAAACGGAGTCAGAGTCCAAAAATAATCATTAATATTATTCAATATTTTGCCTATTGTGTAGATGTCGGAAATTTTAAAAACGTACAAACATCTTTTAACATCGTGTATATAAGTGTAGATGTCGTTTCCTGCATTACCGGCTTGCCCTCTGCATTTGATCAAACATGTCCTTTGTGGCGTTTCGGATATCATCCGTTACGACATGCGTGTATAGCTGGGTTGTTTCAATGTCCTCATGCCCGAGCATGATCTGGATTGTGCGCAAATTTTTGCCGGCGGCTAGCATGTGCGTCGCGATGGAATGCCGGAACATGTGCGGGCCAATGCGCCTTTTTAGTCCCGCTGATTTTGCTATCCGATAGACGGCGGCTCGAGGGTATGCAATCGGCCGGCCGGTTCTCTTACTCAAGAAAATGTAATCGTCCGGATTTCCTTTTTTTAATTTTTTCAGCGCCTGAGCCAGCCATTTATTCAGAGCGCCGATCTTATCAGACCCGCCCTTCTGGACCGCCCTGACTGTTTTATTTTCGCGGTCGATATCACACCATCGCAAATATTTAACTTCGGATAACCGAAATCCCAGCGTATAACAGCAAAGAAAAAATGCCAGATAGAAGGGTTCCTTCTTCGCCGCTTTCATAAACTTTTCGACTTCGGCCGGCGATAAGACAACCGGCTTGGGACGATCATAGGGTAGCATATCAATTTCGGGTTTGACATCGATGCCCTTCTTTTTCCGGCACCAGGTACAAAACGACAGCATATAAGTGAGCTCTTTATTGATTGTCCGATTTTTTACGTCCGTTCCTTTTGACGTTTTTTGTTTACTGCGCGTGAGTTGATATTTAATTGCGGTATGCTTGTCGAAATGGATGACGGCCATAGGGCCGATGATCCTGGACACGATATTAAGCGTCTGTTCGCGTTCACGGAATGATTTTTTTTGCCTGTCCGGGTGGACATTGGATCGGTGCTGGAGACGATAGTCCTCCATATATTCGGGGATGAGTTCGTCGATCGTCGCGGAGTATTGCGATATGTCCCGCGTCAACTCCGGCTGGCGCCGCTCTCTGATCGCCAGTTTTGTTTCTTTGTCGATTTCTCTCGCGTCGCCCAGAGTTTGAATAGCATCATCCAGATATCGCTGGCAGCGCTTGCCTTTGCGACCATCCGGCCAATAATCAAGGATAAAACGCAGTTCAGCGGATCCGCACGATAGGCAGGGCCCTACGTCTGTTTTCCGGCGCGCCTTGCATGATTTGCATTTGATGATTATGGCCATTACTTAAAAATGCCAGTCAAGTATCATTGCTTTTTATTTTTGAGGATTAATAACATCTATCCAGGCAAAGATTGTAGCTACGCATACAGCCGTATATGCAATTTTCTTTTTTATGACCACTTCTGTCTAATGGACAATCCGATTCGCATGTATCGCGATCTATGGAACATTCGCGCTTGCAGGAATCGTTTGCGCTTGCTACGATAATTTGTTCTTCAGTTTGGAGCGCACCTCCCTTATCATTCCCAGTGGAAAGTTCTCCGGCAAAAACAGAAGAAGTTAAAACAAAAAGAATAAGAACTGCAAAAACGATTTTTTTCATAGCACCCTCCTCAATTAATTTTTAATATTTTTTACATTCCTTGTATTCAAAGACTATAGTCATTATTCAGCTCTGTAATTTTTCAAACCGTGTCTGGGAGTCCATAATTTTATACCTTGAAAAATGAACATTGCAGTACCTCCAAACATTCCAGGAGAATCAATAACAGTGACATCTAAACCTTCTTTTAAGATTACACACTTGCCGGTTCTTATATAAGCATTAAAACTGTCCCTGTCTTTAGACACTGCGAATTGCTGCATTTCTTGCAGCGATTCTTTGTTGAAACAAGCAACAGCATCCTTGACTGTTGTGGCCTTTAGCGCCATGGCCGGAGTAGGAAAAAATAAAATAATGACTACAAATAAAGATAAAATTCTTTTCATGTTGGGAAACTCCTTAAAATATTTGCCATGGATGGTAGACTGTGCATGATCCAACCCGTTCTTTCCATGGTTTGGCCAACTTTACTATGATCCGCTTACCACTTTTGGAAGCCTTTCTTCAATCAGTTTTACGTGTTCTTCCAGATCATCTATTCTTTTACTTGCTACGGCTAGTTGCGCTTCGCAGGTGACGGCGGTGTGAAATGCTTCGATGTTGGACCTGAGCGCGTGACTAAAAATCGTGGGAGACTCTAGCACAGCGGCAGTTTTGGAAAGAAGTTCTGATATTCTGGGCGCAGTGGAATTTGCGTTGTAGGGCGTTTGTGGTTCGGCGACTCCATCGCTGGATTTCATGCTTCCTTCGCCTGTTTTTAACCAATCGTAACTTATATCCCGGCGAAATGACTCTTTTTCAATTAATTTTGTTAATGTACCCCGTCGTTTCCTAGATGAAAAATCTTCCGGTGAAATCTTAAAAATATCAGCTAGTTGCCTTTGCGTTGTGCAATTAAAGGCAGTCATTGAACGTTCAATTATCAAGTCAATATTAATTTTTTTGTCCATATTGTTAATTTTTTACTTGACAATATTAACTAAACAGTCTATTTACGAATCAAACAAAACAATAGAAAAGGTTTATCATTTTAAAACGCAAAGCAATATGAAAAGTATAAATCAAAATCCATATTATATCAATCGAAAAAAAATACTCTACGACATGCGCTACACATGCGCCCGCTTGGCCCGGGATATTTCTCTGACGCCAACAACAGTCGGAAAATCCATTAAAGGGAAAAGTGAATCTTTGAGGACGAACCGGCTTATCGCAAATAAGTTGGGCGTTTCTTTGGTCACATTCTGGCCGGAACTGTATGGCGATCAAACGACTGAACCCGCTGAAAATATTGTGCATCATGATGTTGGCGACCTTTCGCAACGTTTTTAATTTTTTTTACCAAAAAAGGGGCATTACACTCAAGTACACTTAGTTTAAGGAGGTTTAATCCGTGAATCATAAAGATGATTTTTTGTTTTACGAAAGCATAGAAGATGCACTGGATAAATCAATTATTACATCCGGAAAAAGTAAAAAAGAAATAGCCTCTGTATTATATCCTGATTGTCAGATCGAGACGGCAAAATCACGTCTCTCCCGCGCGTTATCCCCTGAACACACAGATGTAAATATATCCACCGGACACATGAAAGTCATCATGAAAGAGACTCGGCCGGAGGATGTTATTTATTGTCTCTGCGATGAATTCGGTTTTGAACGTCCCAACAAAAAAACTTCCGATACAATTAAAAAAGATATTCAGGCGGAATTTCATGAAATCAACAGCCGCCTCAAAATATTAATCAGACAGCTTCCGGCGCTGGAGGAGGACGTAAAGTAATGGCATTGGAACAGAGAACTAACTATTGCAGTAAGAAAGGAAAGTGCACTGCGGCATCGAAAAAAACGGACATCATCTGTAGATTTTTTCTTCGGGCCTGTCACGGGCATTGTTCTTATTTGGCGTGGGAAGATTCCTGTATGTCCCTATTCGCCATCGCGGCCGCAAAGGAAGATAATAAATGACACAGCGAGATAAAAAAGAAATTCAACTTAGGTTGGATAACATGGAGCGTTTGATTCGGGAAATGCACGCTAAGGTTATGACCGGTGGCGATACTCCATTGCAGTCCGGCGATCCGGCATTCCGCGTTGCCGCCCGTGAGTTTTTACGCGGCAACAAAGAGCCCATGAAGGCCCTGGGCAAACGAAGGATGGCTTCATGACAAAAACAATGGTTATTGGAAATAAAAAAGCGGTCAAGAAAATTAACAAAGAAATGTCCGCTACGTCAGCGATGAGCCAATATAAGGTAGAAATATTCAATCATAATTGCTGGTGTCATGTCGCATGGCGCAAGAATGAACTGAGTTCCCAAGTCATGGCAGATGTTTTAAAAAACTCGCGCAAGAAATCAACGCGCGTAATATTCGAAGGAAAAATAATTCATAGTTATGAGGCGAAAAATGGAAGAAATAAATGAGTTTGAAGATCCTGTCGATCGCCACCTTTCTTTTATCGATTTTGCAAATGATGCGATCTGGGCATTGAAACGTTTGATCCCCATGTATGCGGTAGTTATTAGCGGAGGATGTTATTATGCCGGCAGAAAAGTGGGGGAACCGGGATCGCCGGAATTTATTGAAGCTCTGGAGAGAGCAAAGGAACGCTTCACCGATCCGAATTATAAACAGCATAATGGAGCACAGAAAAAGAAAATAATAGAAGAACAGAACAAAATCAAGAAACTTTCTCCGAAAAAAATCAAAGAAGCAAAAACTCACGTCAAGGCTATGGTCATAAAGCATAACGGCGGAGATCCGGATACCGCCGGTATTGTTGCGGAGATCGACATGAAGATCGAATATCACCAGGGCATGATCGGAAAACTTAAACAGGCCAAGAACGTATTATCTTAACAACTAAAACTTAACATCACTCCTTTAATGGAAAGGTAGGAGTAGATTGTGCTTAAAAGAATAATAGATATTCTTCCATTAAGAAATCAGTGCACGGAGATTGTACGTACGCTGGTTTTCATTACGGGCAGCGTTTTTCGCCACCCCGCCTCCCCTATTAATAAAATCAAATCAAATATCAATTTCCATCCCCACGTGAAGCGCATTTTTATTAAAATAACAGCGGGTCCTTTCCAGCGGCCGTTTCCATACGGGTTGTAAAACCGCAACAATTCACTACTTTTGATATTTTAACTTGGCGGAAAAATGGAATCAATTCAAAACACTGCAATGAAAGCTGAGAGTAAAGATGGACATGATGGAATTGGATCGTTCGCACTGAGAGACATTATGTGTTCGTTTGATGCTGATTTTTTGGCGGAAGATCATTGCCGTGCATGGATCATGGGAATATTACATCAAGATAAATCGCGATGCCCGGAATGTGGGGCTGATATTTTCCGCCGCCTATTGCCAAGTTTTTGGATGGGCAAGCGGATTAGATGCCGAAACTGCGGAAAGTATTTTACTGCGCTGACAGGCACGTTTTTGTCCGGGTGTCACTTTGACTTTCGGGAAATTATTTTGCTGGCGTTCATGCTGGCTGTGAGCGTCGATGATAAGCAGATCGCGGCGACGTTGAAGATCAGCGCGGAGAGTGTCAGACTCTGGCGTCATCGATTCGAGGCGATCGAACAATCAAAGCAAATAGGATCCGGAGACTGAAAGAAATCTATCGATGAGTTCGGACATGTTCAACCTATTGTCTGGAATATCAGGACGGGAAATATCATTTAAAGGGACGCGTGTAAATGGCAAAGAAAAAGACAGACAGACAAGATTCCTGGAGTGTGGCGGACGTTGTTCGTCGGGCCCAGATGCTGAGCAAGGTGCTGCCTAAAAAATCTATGGAAGAAGCCAAGCTTAAAAATCTACTCGATGTTGCCAATGAACAGGATCAGGTCAAAATAAAAGTCCTGTATAACGTCGTCATCAAGGGAGTCAATGAGTACAATAAAAATTCATCGCAGACAAAATTAAAGAACTGGAGAGCGGCCGAGAAAGAACTCGACGCCCACATCGATAAACTCTGGGTGAAATATATCGATCGTGAACGCACATTTCCGAACCTGCTGGCTGTTATCAAATATTTAAAAGAGCAAAACTGGAAGATAGAAAAGTCACGCGCTTATTTCGATCGTAAAGAAGGAAAAATAAAACCTCAGAAAAACGGTACCTATCCTCTTAGTGACATCGAAAAATACGCGGCGGAACATTTAACATTAGCCGATGGAAGCAAGCCCGGAGCCGCTCTGGAAAAAATCCAGTCCGAAAAAGCGCAGTTCGAACTAGATATGGCCGAACAGAAATTAAAGCATCTGCGATTTAGGAATGATCTGGCCTCAGGAATGTACGTTTTTAAGGAATCCTTTGAACAGGAACTGACCAAGCGGGCGGCGTTTTTAAAATCGGATATTGAAAATTTTATTCGGGCATTTGCGGAAAAGACCGTTGCCTTAGTAGGCGGAGATCCGGCGAAGGCTCCTCTGCTGATCGATTTTCAGACGGATGCCGCTGCCGGCTGGCTGGACCGCTATTCAAGCGATAAAGAATTCACGGTACCGGCGCCGGCAGCCATGGCCATGGTGATGGATGATAAAGATTTTACAGAACATGAAGAGGATTAAAGATTTAAGTAATTAAGGTTCAAGTGTCATTCCCGTCCCGCATACGCGGGATTTTACTCCGGCGGGAATCCAGGAGCAATATATGACGCAGAAGGAAATCGATTGGTTGAATAAATTAGAAAAGGAAGTGGATAAAAACTGGGACTCATTGACCAAGTGGGAGAAAACTTTTACCGAAAATTTATTATTGCGCTTCCGGAAATACGGCATCAAAACTATTATCAGTAAAAGGGAATGGGCAATAATTACCGAGATATCGGATAAGGCAATAATGTAATGAACAACGAAAACAAAATTCAAGAAGAACTCCGCCGGCGCGAAGAAGAATTCTCTACTGACGACATCCGCCGGCAGGTACAGGAGCGCGTCACCGAAGAAAAGCAAAACGCTCAGGCTGAGGAAGAAAAGCAGATAATTGACAGTAAATTTATCGGCCAGTGTCTTTTTTCTAATTCGATCGGTGACGGCCGTTTATACGCGGCGCTTTTCCGTGATCAATTCCTATTTGTCAAAAATACCCAAGAATGGATGGAGTGGACCGGCCACATCTGGCAACGCGACAAAATGAATCGATCGCTGGCCGCCGTCGAAAAGATCGCTGAAACATACCTGGACGAGTATAAAAAAATATCCGGTCAGATTACTGATCTAATAAAAAGTGGTGATGAAAAAGACGAAGTAAAAAAGCTTACCAAAAAGCAGGAAAAAATATTAGAGCGCGTCCGGCAGCTCCGCGGCGACAATCGCCGGACCGCCTGTCTCAAATTTGCACACACCATAGAAAATCCGATCGCTATTGCCGGCGAAGAGTTCGACGATAAGCCGATGCTCTTCCCATGCGCCAACGGCGTGATAGATCTGGAGACGGGTAAATTCAAAGCCGGACGGCCGAGTGATTATTTATCATTAGGCAGTCCGGTCGAATGGACCGGCAGCGATACGCCGGCGCCGCTCTGGGAAAAATCCTTGCGCGAGATCTTCAATTGCGATCGTGAAGGCGACGATCAATCCATTATAGAATATATCGATCGCCTTTTCGGCTATGCCATGACCGGCCTGGTTATAGAAAAAGTTTTCCCGGTACTTTACGGCAAGACCGGATGGAACGGCCGCAGCTTGATAGTCGAAACAATCAGCTACGTTCTGGGCGCTCTGGCCGGATCCATTCCGTCCGAAATGTTACTGAGCCAGAAATTCAGCAAATCATCATCCGGACCGAGCCCGGACATTATGAGCTTGAAGGGTATACGCATGGCTTTCGCGTCCGAAATAGACGAAGGCCAGCGATTCAGCGCGGCCAAAATCAAATGGCTTACTGGAAAAGATGAACTTACCGGTCGCAGTCCACACGATAAATATCCGACGCGCTTCATTCCCACACATAAACTTTTTGTCATGACAAACTCACAGCCGACCGCCCCTCCGGATGACAAGGCTTTCTGGGAACGCATACATCTAATCCCTTTCACAATCAGTTTCGTCAACCGTGATCCGCAGGAATCCTATGAGCGTCGGGCAAAGCTTAACCTGGATAAAGAAATTAAAAGAGAAGCCTCCGGGATCCTGGCCTGGCTGGTTCGCGGCTGTTTGAATTGGCAGCGCGATGGATTAAAGCCGCCGTCCGCCGTCACAGAGGCGACCGAGCGATATCGCCAGGACGAAGACATGCTGGCAGATTGGATCCATGAATGTTGTTTAAGAGAGCCGGGAGCTAAGGATAAGGCAGCTAAACTATACGCATCGTTCGTCGCCTGGTATCACGCCAATATCGGCAAGAACGAGCCATCGGGCACATGGTTCGGCAAGCAACTGAGTAAAAAATTCGACAAGCACAAATCAGAGGGTTGCATCATGTATCGCGGCGTCGCTCTTATTTGCTCGCAGGGAGAGATTGAGGCTTAACTTTATGAATCAATATTATTTTAAATATTTATCAAAGAACAAAAAAACAGCTTCAAACCGTCCAACCATCACCGAATCGCAGGGAGGGTTTAAAAAATCGGCTGGATTTTTCCCGGCATTTGTATCTTACCGATTTATAACAGGGATTTCCGTTGACAGTTTGGATAGAATTGTAACATCAAGGGAGGCTGGACGGCTCAGCCTAGAAAACTTTCCTAGTGGTTTTATCTAAAAACACTAGACAATATATATAGGGCACGACTATCCAAACCATCCCCGGCGACGGGGTATATATAAAATAAATATAAATAAATGAATGATAATAAATAGATATAAAAAAAAGAAAAAAGGGAGGGTTTAAAAAATAACCTCACAAGACAAAATCGAAATAGCATTAAGATCAGGAATGCTTGCTAGTGAAGTCCTTGAATTGCAAAAAGCGACGACGAAATTAACGGCCAAACTAATAATCGCGCAAGCCGTTAATAGTCTAATGGAATTGGATAAAAAAATAAAATCATTGCCGGAAGATTAAATGAATACTTACGACCTGGCCGCTAAAAAAGTAACGCTGAAAAAAGTGTCATCCACGCACGGTGGCGAATATGCCGGACCATGCCCGGCGTGCGGTGGAAATGATCGCTTTAGAGTCTGGCCGGATCAATATCAAGGTAAAGGCGGATATTGGTGCCGGTCATGTGGCAAGGTCGGAGATAACATCCAATTTTTAATAGACTTTGAAGGTATGGATTTCAAGGCCGCGTGCGCTTACCTTAATATCACAATCGATCAACATCAAATGGAACGTCCGACCACGCCAGTCAAACAAGAATTTACTCCGGTGAAACATCAAATACCGGCTGATCTCTGGCAGGAAAAGGCCGAAAATTTTATCACCTGTGCCCAGCAACGTCTGGGAGAAAACGTGGAAGTAGTCAAATGGCTGGCTGCCCGCGGCATTAATGCCGAAGCCGCCGTGACAGCGCGCCTGGGATGGAATCCCGGCGAAGACGGTAAAGATATTTTCCGCCCTCGTACAGCGTGGGGATTACCTGACCTAAAAAAAGAAAATGGGCGGTCGCGAATGTTATGGATCCCACAGGGACTTATAATACCATACAGCGTTGACGGAATCATCCAGCGCATCCGCGTCCGCCGTCCGGAAGAACATCGAACAAAGGAAAATCCATATCCGTACTACGTCGTACCGGGATCATCTATGGCCACAATGATCATAGGCGCTGAGCGTCGGGCCTTTGTCATTATTGAAAGCGAACTGGATGGCATAGCTTGCGCGGCCGCTCAGGATCTAGCCGGGTCCGTTTCACTGGGAACCTTAGAAGGAAAACCGGACGCCGCCGCTTACGCGATATTAAAAGGCGCGCTCCAGATCTTAAACGCGCTGGACTATGGCGATAAAGGCGGCGGGAAAAAAGCCGCAGAGCGGGCAATGAAGTGGTGGCTCGATAACTTTTCAGACCGTTGCGATCGCTGGCCCGTACCAAAGGGAAAGGATCCCGGCGAAGCATTCCAAATGGGGATAGACCTTGAACAGTGGATTGAAGCGGGGCTGCCGCCAGTTGTAACAATGTTACGACGTGAAACGTTAAATGTGAAGGGTGAAACGAAAGAGGCAAAACATAAAACGTCAAGCGTGAAAAGTGAAAAAGACTCCTCACCCTTGAGGGGGGAGGATAAAGGTGGGGGTGAAAACATACCGCCCGAAGGCACCCCTACCCTTTTAGCTGAACTATACAAACTTTTGCGCGACAATCCGGCCGTTAAGATCATCAACACGCCGGACCGCTTCACCGTGCTGCGCAATGATCGTTACGTCGGCGGACGCATCAATGAACTAGTGATGAGACCGGGCGAAGTCAATGATTATTTATTGAGTCATCCGGACCAGGAAATAACCTGGGTGAACCTATTAAATATGAATGGTGAAGGGTGAAATGAGCCAACTATGCCCTAAGTGTGAATCGAATAACGTCTATTTTGACGACGGCAGGAATGCCTGTCGAAAATGCGGGGAGCGTTGGCCGTTGAAAGTCGTAATCGTTAAAAACATTCCGGTGCCATGCGCTGCGCCTCAGCCAGTAGAGCCGGACAAATTTTCAAAGGAGAGAGAATATATGAAAAACAAACTTAATGATTTGAACAATCATTTATTTGAGCAACTGGAGCGCCTAAATACAACCGATCTGAAAGGCGAAAAATTAACAGAAGAGATAGAACGATCAAAAGCAGTTACTTCCGTAGCTCACGAAATCATCCTGAATGGAAAACTTACACTGGATGCGATGGTGGCCATTAAGGAAAAAGGAATAAATAATTTATTACCGGGCATGATCGGGCTGGAAAAAACTACATTGGACATCGCTAAAAAATGAAACGGACATATACAAAAAAACAAATAGATTATTTACGTACTGGATATGCAAAGATGGGCATTCCCGAACTTACCCGTGCCTTTAATAAAAAATTCAAAATGAATAAAACCAATGGTGCCATTAAGTGCGCCATAAGCAATCGTAAAATAACCTGCGGACGTACAAAAGGTGAACTTAACAAAGGCCGTTTTAAGATACTGATAATCAACGCCCCGTTACAAATTAAATTTTTAAAAAAGAATTACCCTTTATACAGTCGGAAAGAATTGGTCGCCAGATTTAATAAGCGATTTAATACCACCCTAACGGATCAACAGGTTATATCGTTTATTAATAGGCACAATATCAGGTCCGGGCGCACCGGTCGTTTTGAGAAGTGCCACGTTCCGGCGAATAAAGGGGTGAAAGGTATCCATCTAAGCCCAACAACAGAATTTAAAAAAGGTCATACGCCAGCCAACACCAGGCCGCTTGGATCTGAGCGCGTTGATAACAAGGACGGATATATTCACATCAAAATAGAAGAAGCGAATCCCTACACCAAAGCACAAACCCGATTCAAGCAAAAACATGTTGTTCTTTGGGAGCGTAAGCATGGACCGGTTCCTAAAGGTTTTGCCGTCATATTCAAAAACAGTGATAGAAAAAATTGTGTTGATGAAAATCTGGAACTGGTCAGCCGTGCCGAACTGGCCAGGCTAAATCAATTAAAATATAGCGAAGCGCATCCGGAAAGTAAACCGGTACTACTGACGCTGGCAAAACTGAAAACAAAAATTTTTAGCTTACAAAATAAAAATTCAAATTCCGCTGCTGAGAAGCAGCGGCACAATAAATGACAAATTTTAAAAGGAGAAAAACCTATGCAGAAGGATGAAAAGAAATACTGGGAAGTATGCCTAGCCGATTTGGCGTCGAATCCGAACAACCCGCGCAAGAATTTTAGCGGGCCGAAGTTTAAAGAGATGATCGCATCGATCAAAAAAGTCGGTGTCATCGAGCCGATTCTGATCCGGCCGGTAAAGGGCAAAACGCCTTATGAAATCATCGCGGGCGAACGGCGCTGGAGAGCGAGTTGTGACATTGCCAGAGGAAACGGCGGATTAAAAAAGAACACCATCCCGGCCATCGTCCGCGATATTAGCGATGATGAAGCATTCGATCTCATGACCATTGAGAATTTACAACGCGAAGATCTCACGGAACTTGAAGAGGCACAGAGTTTTAAAACCTACCTGGATAAAAAAGGAAAAGAAGCGCTTCCCGAACTGGCCGAACGAACCGGAATAAAACCGTCGTACATCCATCGCCGCGTTGCTGTTATGGAGTTACCGAAAGAAGTATTAGAAGCGTGGGAACAGGGCAAGATTAAATACGGACATTGCGAACAATTGGTAAAAGTCGCCGATAAAAATAAAATGCTCGAACTATTTAAGAAAGTCATTGAAAGCGCAAATTTTTATCCGATGACTGTCAAAGATTTGAAAAATAAAATTGAGAATGATGCTATCAAACTTTCCGTTGCAAAATTCGATATCGAAAAAGCCGGGTGCAAAAAATGCCAATCCAACAGCGACGTCCAGCGAAAACTATTTGACGAAGAAATCGGGAAAAGTCTATGTCTGGATCCGAAATGCTTCAAGCAGAAGCAGAACAACTGGTTTATGGCAAACTGGAAAAAGGAATTCGGAGAAAAAAACGGGACTAACGGATTACGTTTCTCCGGTGGTGTTGATTACAACAAGAAGCATGATTTTGAATCTTATACCGGCAAACCCGGCGCCAAATGCAAAGAGTGTCAGTTTTTTGTGTCCTTCATCAATGTCGAAGGTGAAATACGACAGAAGCAATCATGCGTCGGCGATAAGTCCTGTTACAATGTAATCATCGCCGCGGGAAAACAGGAAGCAAAGAGGAAAGAAGCCGCAAGACAAAGTAAAAATATTGATGCGCAGATTGATGAACAGGAAAACACCGGTGAAGAAATGGAAGTCGCGCGCGTTGCCTGGCACGGCGGATTCTTTATCGAAGAATTCTACAAAACCGCAATTCCTGAACGTATGGCCGCGCTGAATATCTGCAGGGAAGCAAGCAACCCGGACCATCAATACATGGCACTGCGCTTTTCCCTGATATCTCTCATGATTGCCAATGATGGATTGAGAAAAGAATTTTTAGTCCGTTGGATACCTGATAAATACCACCTCGACGAAGATGGAAATATTGTTGATCGGAAAAATAAAAACGTTTCTTTTTGGGATATGACGCCGGACAAGATATGGGGTCGCCTGTTATTTATGAAAGGCGATGAGCTTGTCCAGGCGCATAAAGAAGCGGCCGGACAGGCGATCCTCCAACAGAATAAAACACAGGCCAGTATGCGTCATTTCGTGGCCATGCACCTGGGAATCGACCTGGCCAAAGAGTGGAGAATCACAAAAGATTATCTCGATAAAAAAACCACAAAGGAATGCCTGGACCTTATCGATCGCCTTCGAATCGCAACTGACGAAAAGGCGCTTACCTACCTGCACGAAACGCTGAATAAGAAGCGCGGCAAATTTAACACCTGCAAAAAAGCGGAACTGGTTTCCCTCATCATGGAATCCGGCGTCGATCTGTCCGGCAGAGTTCCGGCTGAGATTTTGAATGCGGCGAAGGAAATGGAAAAGACAGAGGAAAACAATGACTAAAATATTTCCAACGACGATTATTGTTATCAGCATTGTCGCGGGGATCGTGTATGTGGTCAAGGGCGATGTCCGGCATGCCTGTTATTGGTTCGCCGCGGCCGTGCTGAATATTTCAGTCACGTTTTAAGATTTAAGATTTAAGTAATTAAGGGGAATAAAAATGAAAGGATTACCATTTTGTGCGGATATGATGCGGGCGTGGCTAGGCGATAGAAAAAATGTTACCCGGCGTTTGATAAATCCGCAGCCATCGGAACCGTGTTTGCATTCATATCAACATCCCACAGAAAAATGGTGGACGTTCGGAGATAATACAGGGCGCATCTGGAAGCCGCGATATCTTCCCGGCGAAACGGTTTACATTAAAGAAACATGGCATTGTGATGATCCCGCTGCGGCGCAAGATGTAATGAGCCGCGGTGAAGGTATTTATTATAAGGCTACCGAAGTGCATCCGGAAATATTCCCAAAGTGGAAGCCTGGCATGTTCATGCCGGAATGGGCGTCAAGATCAAAGGCGCTTGTCGTGAGTGCCCGTCCGGAAAAATTGCAGGACATAACGGCGGAAGATGCAATCAGGGAAGGATTAATATACATACCCGGCCAGATAATACCCACTTGGTGGAAGAATGGAGTTGATGAAGGGACGTACTTATCTCCCGTACGTTGTTATGAAGCGCTCTGGGATTCCATCAACGCGAAGAAATATCCGTGGTCATCGAACCCCTGGGTGTGGCGGTATGAACTGGAGAAAGTGAATAGTTAATAGTGAATGGTGAATAGGGGACATAAATGCAGCATTACACTAAAAACACGACAAGAGTTCTACTGTTTTGCCAGACGTGCAATAAGAAAACCATGCACCGGGTGGATAAGGGCAAAGTAGGCCCTTGTGAAAATTCACACGTTAAGCAAACTCTTAAGGAAGTGAAAAAATTAAATAAAACAGGAAGCCTATTTTAAAGTGAATGGTGATGAATAAACAATGCCAAGGTAGTAAAAAGAAGGCGCGGAAAGCTGCGTATGAAGCTCGGAAAGAAAAAAGGGCACAAAAAAAACGAGCGCGTGAATATTTTGAGAGAGTTAAAAATTGCGGCGATATCGAGCGCATGGCCGCTTGTATGGGAATTAAATTAAAATAACTGGATTCCCGATCAGGTCGGGAATGACACTTAAAACTTAACTACTTAAAACTTAGAACTTTATGCAATTAGCCGCTAACCAAGAAAATAAGACCTTTTTTTGGACCCTTCCAGAGCGGAATGTCTGGAAGCGCAAGGAAAAGATGACCGTCTGGCAACACGCCGAAAAGACGCGTGTGATTACTGACGGCAACATCAAAGGTCCGTGGCGCAATAGCGTCGTGCCGTACACGATCGGCCCGATGGATTGCTATGCATGGCCGAGTGTTCGGAAGATCTTCCTGATGTGGGCGGGGCAAGCCGCCAAGACACAGGTTGCATTTAATTGCATGAATTATTCTATCGAACATGACGGCCTGTCTATTATGTACGTCATGCCGAATGAAAAAGTAACTAAACGTATAAGCAGGAAAAGAATCATCCCCATGTTTAAGGCATCACCGGCCATGCGTGAACTGTTGAGTCCGCGTTTTGATGCTACCACCACGCTTGCTGTCAGTTTTTTAAACGGCGCCGATCTCATGATGGCCTGGGCGACATCCGCCGCGGAGCTCAGTTCGGAATCAGTTCCCATTATCATCCTGGATGAACGCGACAAATTCGAAGAATTTACCGGAAAGGAAGCCGATCCGAAAGAATTGGCCGAGATCCGTTCGACGACATTTCCCTACACATCCAAGCTGCTGGAAATATCAACTCCGAATCTGGAAAACGGTATCGCGGCCGATATCGAAGCGGAAGCCGACGTTCTCTATCGCTATGCTCCGAAATGTCCGGTATGCGATAGTTATCAGATCATGGAATTCGATCAGATCATATTTAACAATGAAATAAAAGATCCACGCGAAATATTGCGCCACAAAACAGCGCAGTATCAGTGCAAAATATGCGGCATGTTCTGGAACGATCATGTGCGCAATCAGGCTGTCGCCGATGCTATTCATAATCCCGATTCATTATTCGGATGGATTCCGGATAAGATCGTTGAAAATCCAATCGCCGTCGCTTTCCATTTGCCATCATGGAATTCTCCGTTCGTTTCTCTCTCCCGGGTCGCTGCGGCATTCCTGCGCGGGAAAAATGACCGGTCAAAGCATATGGCTTTTATTAATAATCATAAAGTCGAACCGTGGATTGAGACCGTCGAGAAGCCGAAAAAAGAAGAGGAAATATTAAAAGCCAAGTGCGATCTCGCGCCGCAGACCGTTCCTGAATCCGCGCTGGCCCTCACGCTTTGCGCCGATGTCCAGAAATCCGGATTCTGGTTTACCACCTGGGCGTGGGCGCGCGATGTCTTCGGCTTGACCGGATGGCTGATCCATTACGGCGCCCTAGCCAGATGGGCCGAAGTGGAAAAACTTCTCTATGAAACGGAATATCCCATCGCCGACGGGTCCGGCGCCATGCGGATCTGGCGCGCCGCGTTCGATACCGGCGGCGGCAAGAAATACGAAGATATGTCCATGACAGAGGAAACCTACTGGTGGATCATCGCCAATTACGGCCGCGGCGTCCAGCTTTGGGGAACAAAAGGATCCTCGAGGCCGATTCCCGGCATTATCAAAAAAGGCGAAGCGCTTTTAAAAACACCATCCGGGAAAAAACTGCCCGATTGGTTTCACCTCGCGTTAATCGATACCGAAAAAATAAAGGACATGTTTCATTACGGACTGAATCAGGCGATTGAAGGCGGCGGAAACGCGCTGTATCTGCACCGGGAAACGGACGAAATATATGCCAAACAAATCCTTGCCGAAGAAAAGCGAATGGATCGCAAGAGGAAAGTTGCCAAATGGGAAAATATTCAGCAGAGACCTAATCATTTGCTGGATGCTTCCTGTGGCGCCTATGCCCTGGCCCTACCGCAATGGATCGGCGGCGGCGTCAACCTGATCGCTCCGAGAATAGTTGTTCAACCGGCGAACCGTCCGGCATTAATAAAAAAAGAAAAAATACAAAATAAAAATAAGAGGTGGTAACTATGCCAACAGTAATCAACGAAGCGAAGGACAACGCCTTATCCGGGATGAATGCAATCAGGGACTTCAACCGCTCAATTAATCTGGCATCATCTGAAGCGTCGGTCATTCAAATGGTCAAGGAATCCGGTTTCCCGGCAAAAAAGATCGGCGGAATATGGGAAAGCGACAAACGATCAATTGTTGCCTGGCGCCTAAAATTCGTCAACGGTGAAATTACTTTCCGTCCAGAGAAGAAACAAAAACGCGGCAAATAGTCGATTACGGAGTAAATCCGTTTGTGTGGGATATGAAGGAGCGGAAATGATCCGGCATACGCCGGGATTCGCTGCGGACACATTGTCCGCCCGGAAGAAAATTTCTAGGGGAAGCTTCCCCAGTAACCCCTACTTAAAGATAAAGACAAAAAGGATAAAAAATCATGCTAAAAAATGAAATGGAAGAAAAAATCGAGCAATTACACGAAAAAATTCATTATTTAAACAAAAAACTCATAGCTCAGGAGGAAGAGCTGGAGAAAATAACACAAGCGTACAATTACGCTTTGGAAAAATGTAATGAAAATGCAAAAACAATAAAGAATCAAAAAGAAATAATTGAGAAATTGACGATAATAAACAAAGACTTGAACGACGCGCTTACTCAATTGATACAAACAAAACTAGACTTTACAAAAAAAATAATGGACGAAGGAGGTAAGCAATGAATGCAGAAGAATGGAAAAACGTCGCAGACGCCATGCGCAACGCACTTCTGGAACGAGAAAAACTTGTGGAAAAATATATAGATGAAAACGAGAAGTTGCATGAACAGATAAATGAATTAAATCAAAAAATTAATTTAATTTCACTTCAAAATAGGACAATGATTGACTCTTAAAACTGAGTGAATAAATTGTAAAAGCCAGCTGAACGGGCTGGCTTTTATGGTTTGTGCGGTCCAAGGACAAGAATGAACGCTACAAAATATTCGTTGTTTTGCGCGCCCGTCAACCTTAAAAATCCTCAACTTTCCATAGAAATCCCTTAAAGTTCCCCACAAATCCCTTAAAGTTCCCCACAAATCCCTTAAAGTTTCATAATGCCCCAAAAACAGGGTGTAAGCTATAGCCACGCATAGGGTATCTCCTTTTTTTACCGGGCGGGGCCGAAATCAGCAGCCGACCCCGCCCAAACCTAAAAGGAGATTTGCTTAATTACTTAACACTTAAAACTTAAAACTGGTTTTTACTATGGCAACATTCACCACCTGGGCAGCAGTTTATACCGCAATGCTCAATAAATTAGCATCCGGTGATACAACTGTCGGCTCTGTCGGTACGGGCACAAAAACAATCACCTATAAATCCAATACAGAATTTTTGGCGATGCTGGAATTTGTCGAAGGAAAGGCCAACGCCGAATCCGGTGCTTTTGTCCCGCGCACCTTTGCAAAGCAGGGAGGCCGCGGATGATAGACGCCTATCAAAAAATATCAGACATCGTCGACCGCTCTATTGGCGTCATATCGCCGCGCCGCGCTCTGACCCGCAGGATGGACCGCGAACGCCTGAACCTGGTCGGCAAGCGCGCGGAAATGTATGCCGCGGCAAAAACAACGCGCCTTACGGGCGCCTGGAACCCGACCAATGCCAACATCAACGATATCATCGGCGCGTCAGCGCCTTATCTTCGCGCCCGTCAACGTCAGTTAATCCGTGATTTCCCTTATCTGGCCCGTGCTGTGCGAATCCTGGTCGATTATACCGTCGGGACCGGAATCATGTTTCAGTCGACGGTCGAAGATTCCGACGGAAAGCGCGATAAAAAAACAAGCACCAAGATCGAAGATGCCGTCAAATGGTGGATGGATGAGGCCTCCACTGACGGCAAACAGCATTACTACGAAATAATGCGTCTTGAAAAACGTCAGGACGTAGAAGCCGGTGAACTTATTGTTGTCAAGACGTTTGAAAAAATCCCCAATAAATATATTCCTTACGCCCTGCAATCCTACGAGGCCGATTGGCTGACATCATCTCATGATAATTATAATAGCGGAGGAATAGATATATCGGCCGATCCAATGGCAACGGAAACACGCCAGGGAATAGAATATTATAAACTGACCGGGCGCGTTAAAGGTTACTGGTTTCAAGATCCCAATTATGGCGGCAAGGATGTTTACGTTTCTGCGGAAAACGTTGTGCACGGATTTGAGATGCTCCGGCCACAGCAATTGCGCGGCGTTCCCGCATTTGCTTCCGGAATATTAATTGCCAATGATTTACAATCTTATATGGACACCGAAATCGACGGCGCCAAGATGGCGGCAAAATGGCTGGCCTTTATCGAAACGCCGGATGCGGCCATGCGCCAATTGAATCTTAACACGCAAACTGCGTCCAATGGAACCGACATACAAAAAATCGAAGAGCTGGAAAATGCCATTATTGAATATACGCGCCCGGGAGAAAAGGTGGTGCTGTCATCCAGCAATCGCCCTAGCTCATCATTCGATCCGTTCGTGCGTCTGCTTTTGACTATGCTATCCATTGCCACCGGAGCGCCGTATGAACTTTTATCCGGCGACTATCGCGGTATGAATTTTTCCACCTTGCAGATATGCCGTAGTGATTTTGCCCAGCAACTCCGCCCGATTGCAGCGCGGCACGTCCGGCAGTTTGCTATGCCGACAATAAACACGGCAATCGATATCGCCGTGTTGACCGGAAAACTTACACTTCCCGGTTTTTGGCAGAATCCACGCCGTTATTATGCCGCGGAATATCAGCCGCCCGGCATGGATGCCATCAATCCCCTACGTGAAGCTAAGGCTCAAGTCGAATCCATCAATTTCGGTTTGAAGTCACCGCAGGAAGTTGCCCGGGAACGCGGCAGAGACCTGGAAGATATCTACAAGGAAATTCTAGCCGCACGGGAACTGGCCAAAGACATGGGATTAAATTTTGCAGCGGCGAATAAACCGGAAAAAAACAATCCGGCAGCGGTGGAGGAACAATAATTAAGTTTTAAGATTTAAGTTTTAAGTAATTAAGTGTCATTCCCGCGCAGGCGGGAATTCAGGATTAAAAAAAGGAGAATATATATGCATTACAAAAATGGGAGAGAAGCAAAAGTGGGTGACGTTGTTGTAAATCTAACCAACAAACAAATGGGCGTTCTTTATAGCATAATCGCACAGTCCGATACCTGTAATGGGCGCTTAGCAGTTACATCTCAAAATGATCCGTATATCACCATCAAAGAAAGCCTTCATATTGAAGACATTGCGGCTGCAGAAATACCTGATGTGTCGAAGGGATAAAAATAAACTGGGTTCCCGCCTACGCGGGAATGACAAGCAGAGGTGAAAGTCATGTCAAAGCGCAATATTAAAAAATCAAAATACAATATCGGAATGAATCACCGCGCGGAAGCGGAAGAACTGCAAATCAATTACCGCAGCGCCGCCGTATCACTGCGCGCCGAAGGACCAAGCTCCCTGGATGAAAAGAACCGCTCCGTTGAAGTTGTCATGTCCACCGAAGCTCCGGCAGTCGTCCGGGACTGGGATTTAGGCGTCATAAATGAAGTGCTTTTGATGTCCGGAGCTCAGCTGCCGGCCAGCAAACAACTTGTATTACTCGACGCGCACAGCCGCTATGAGACAGCCAACGTCATCGGCTCCGCGCGCGAAATACGCATAGCCGGTCCCGAAATGATCGGCCGCGCGTTTTACTCATCCGCTCCGGAGGCGGAGAGTCCATGGATCAAAACACGGGAAGGACACTTGACCGACTACTCGATCGGCTATCGGGTGGATGAGGCCGTATGGGTTCCCGAAGGCCAGACAGCGACCATTGAAGGCCGGATCTTCACAGGTCCCGTTCAGGTCGCTACAAAGTGGACGCCCCGTGAGTTGTCGGCGGTCCCCATAGGTGCAGATCAGTACGCCAAGGCGCGGGCTGGAATACAAAAACCAAACAACAACAGCAAGGAGGAAAGGAATATGGATCCAAAAATAAGAGCAATGCTCGAAGCAAAGGGGCTTCCCGCCACAGCCACGGAAGATGAGGCAATCGCGTTTATGGCCAAGCTGGAAGTGCGTACAGAACAGAATCCGAAGGACAAAGAAGCCGATCTGGATAGAATCCGGACGGAGGCAAAAGGAAAGCAACTCGACCGCATCCGCGAGATCGATGGTCTTTTGGAGCGTTACGGCTGTCAGGATATGGCGCGTGAACTCATTGTCGGCGAACCCGGCAAGGAACCGCCCACGCTGGTCGAAGCTCAGCGCAAAGTCATGGACAAAATCCATGAGAAATCCGAAAAAGAAAATCCCGGCGCCGGCGTCGTTGTCATCACTGCCGAAGGCAAAGATAAATTCCGCGCCGCCGCCGAGGACGCTCTCATGCTTCGTGCCGGAACATTCAAAATCGAAAAACCCGCTCCCGGCGCTCACGATTTGCGCGGCTACAGCCTGGTCGAAATGGCGCGTGAATGCCTGCGCGTATCCGGAAGAGATAGTCACGGTATGCCAAAGGACATCGTAGGCCGCGCTCTGACCACGTCCGATTTCCCGAACATCCTGGCCAATCTGGCCACAAGGTCCATGCAGCAGGGATGGGATGATACCACCGAAACCTGGCCGGTATGGACCGGTGAAGGATCGGTTTCCGATTTCAAGACCTATTCTGAAAACGGTCTGTCCGAATTTGACGATTTGGAAGAGATCCCCGATTCCGGCGAAATCAAGATGGGAAGTTTCGATGAAAAAACGCCCGAAACCTACAAGCTCACCACGTACGGCAAAAAGTTCAAAGTTACCCGCGTTATGATCATCAATGATGATCTGGGCGCTTTGACCGCCATGCCCGCCAAACGCGCCGAAGCCGCCAACCGCAAGATCGGCGATGTCGTCTATGCCGTATTGACAGGCAACGGCAATATGGGCGACGGCCATGCGATCTTCGACGCCACGTATCACAGCAACGATGCTCCCTCCGGCTATAAAGGCGTTCCGGGAATTACCGCGCTGGAATACGCGATCCTCATGATGGGCACGCAGAAGGATATCAAAGGCAAACGCCGCCTGAACATTCCGGCACAGTTCTTTGTTGCGCCGAAAGCACTGGAAGGCAAGGCAGAAATATTTTTCCGTTCAGGCAATTTCAGCGACAGCAACACCGTCGCGACGGATTCCAGTCTGGCATCCACCCGCGTCAATCCCTACGCCGGGACGTATTTCACCCGTGTGTACGAGCCGCGCCTCGATGACGATTCCGTAACCGCGTTTTACGTCATGGGGCCCAAGGGCAAAACCGTCAAGGTTGTCTTCCTGAACGGCCAGAAAGGCCCTATCCTCGAAATGACCCAGCCCGGCTTCACCGTGGAAGGGTTTGAGTACGCCGTTGTCATCGATGTCGGCGCGTATGCCAGCGACTACCGCGGCATGCAGCGGAATGAAGGAGCTTAGAAAAAGACGTGAAAAGTGAAGGGTGAAACGTAAATAAATCATAAAATAATCATCCTCGATATTTCCTCCCCCTTGAGGGAGGAGGATTAAGGTGAGGGTGAAAACCAACTCGGAGGAAAATATTATGAAAAATAAGATTCAGGAAGGAAAACTCCTGTATTTGGCAGTCGGAGCGGCAATCGTTTCCGGTGATCCCGTTATGGTCGGCGCCATTGCCGGCGTAGCGCAAATCAGTTATGACGCGGCTGGCAAAGCCGTTATCGATACCGAAGGCGTGTTTGATCTCAGCGTCAAGGGTGAAAACGATGATGGAAACGTCGGCGTCGCTATCGGCGACCGTCTCTATTATGACGGTACAACCACGCTGTCAAAGAAAGTATCCGGCAAGTTCTTCGGCACGGCGCTCGAAGTGGTGACCACCGGAACCACGGCAACGATCAATGTCCTGGTCACCAAGTCCAGTCTTGCCCAGGGACCCTATTCGGTTTTTGCAGCCGGTCTGCATACCGTCGCCGCATCGCCGGAGCCAAGCACCACAACGACAATTTCAGTCACCGGAATTTTGGCAACCGATCTTGTCTTTGTCCAGCAGGCCGTTGATTCTGCAGCGTCTCCGCTGAACAGAATCGTCACCGCGATTCCCCAGGTATCGCCGGCCGCGATCATCGTCACGACCGAAGGAGCTCCGACCGCGGCAGACACTTTCCAGTACATGGTCCTGCGCAAAACGACCTAGTTCCCCTATATTTCCTCTCCCTTGAGGGGAGAGGATTAAGGTGAGGGTGAAACGTAATAGTGAATAGCAATCCCGCCCGGCATACGCTGGGCGGGATGACAGGAACAAAATAAATCCGGATCCTCTCACTCGATTGAGAGGAATTAACAAGAGGTGAAAATCATGGCCGATATCAATATTGGAAAATTAGAATTTCCAACAAAAAAAACACCGGAACGAGCGTTGATATTTGGCGCCGCTGATACCGTAAAAAGCTTTACGATCCACACGCACAATCGTATCCATTCAATTGCGGTGCATCATCCGGTATTTACCAATCCTGTGACATTAACCGTCTCTGTGGAAAATGATGACGGCCGCCCCATATACGCTAGCGATTCTATTGCTAATCCGGCGGTTGCCGCCGTTGAATTATTAGCGCAGCTCGAACAATATATATCAATCAACAATGAATGTACCGTCAAGGCTACATTGAGCGGCCTTCCCGGAGGCTCCGGCGGGACCGTCAACATATCGATAGTTCTTTGCCAGTAAAAATGTCATTGCCACGCCCGGCACATCGGGCGTGGCAACACAAGGAGTAAATACGATGAAAAAAATATTATCCGCAATATCAATTTTGATTATTATGGCATTTGCGGTATGCACATTCAGCATCGCCGCTGATCCTACCGTCCAGACACCTGTAAAATATAATTCTGTCAAATTCAAACAACAGTCGTCAACACCCGCAGCTCCAGGCACCGGCGATTGCCTCATGTATTTTAAAAATGATGCCGCCGCATATTACAGATGCTCCGGAGGTAGTGAAACGAGCGTATCCATCCTTGGCGCTCCTGGAATATTTACTACCCTTAAAGTTACCACTGGTGCATCACAGGGCAAGATGCTCATGTCTGATGCTGACGGCGATTTATCTTACATTACTGTTAACAATGGCGTTAATGTCATCGGCATTCCCGCACAGGTTGGATTCGGAGTTGGCGTTTGTCCTCTCGCTAATCTGCCAACCGGAATGACTCCAATGCCGGGACACAATGTCCCATATCTGCCCAACTACGGAAATTATCAATACGCAGATGGAAGCGTAATGGTCTACATACCAAAATTCTACTATCGAATGCATACATGGGCGACCAATCAGATTACCGCAGCAACAAAAGCAAATCCCTGCCAGATTACACAGGTTGCGCACGGATATGTCAGTGGTGATAAAATATTTATTACCAACGTTGGCGGCATGACGCAACTTAATAATTTTGTTTTTACTGTCACAAAGGTTGATGATGATAAATACACTATCGGCGTTAATTCATCGGCGTATGCGACATTTACGTCGCTTGGTGATTCAACCAAAGGTTTCGGCACAACATTTGATTTTAATGAAACATTAATCACCTACGGTAAAAACTCTATCCAGATTAAAGGCGCGGATATTTACGCCACGGAAGCGTTGGCTAATGCTGACGGGTACGCTCTACATCGGGCTTTTTGGGACGGCAACGTAGAACAGCCGGGATTTTTTATCGATAAATACAAAGCAAGCAAAGTTGCTAACGGTACTGGGTACACAACGGCTTCTATCAAAAACGGATTACCGCTCTCATCATCGTCCACACACAATCCATTTACCGATCTAACCGGCGGCGCAAATTATTATTACTCTGCTGTTGATCTGGCACACAGGCGTGACGGCATTAATGGTAATGTCAACGCATCGTCCAGATTCCATGTTAAATCAGCATTCCAAAACTCAGCCCTCGCAATATTAGCCTTAGCACATGGGCAATATTCGCAGACCGATACTTATTGTGCCTGGTACAACGCGACATATAACTATCCAAAAGGGTGCAATTCCGACTCACTTAAAGATGTTGATGATAGCACGGTTTTTTTTACCAGCGATGGTTATTCTCATTCCTGCCGTGTAGGGTCAGGCGTGGCGTTCAACAAGACAACCCACAATGGGCAAGCCTCAGGAGTCGCAGATTTAAACGGTGGCATGTACGAAATAACTATTGGCGTCACAGCAATAGCGACCGACCTTAATATTGCCGGTATCAGTGCTGCCAACCCTGCTGAAATTACAACCCCGACTCACGGCCTCACAACTGGGGATTTTGTCAAGATTGAGTCTATCGCGGCAGGAACGTTAGCGGACGCCATCAATAATAAAATTTGGCAAGTGACAGTAACCGGCACAACAACATTTACTATTGTATTGGATAGTAGCGGATTAAGTGCGTGGTCGTCTGGCGGCACAGTAACTAAAGGCACTTTTTATACAGCCAAAAAAACAACCGCAATGAAAGCATTCACCTCTGGCAATTCGGGCGCAACCGATCACTGGGGTGCGACAGGCGTCGCCGCCATGATGGATGCGTTTACTCCGCCGTTTAAATCCGGCTTTGCCTACTCTATACGTTACGGATCGGGCACGAACCAAGTGCTGTCGGAAGCACTATCCGGCGCCGGATGGGTGCTGACAGGCCTCGGATTTCCCAGAGATGGTTCTGGCGTAGATGCAACAGGCACTAATCTGTTTGGGAAAGATTATTTTTATCAATACATTCGTAACGACTTGTGCCTGCTTTCGTCCGCGAGCTGGGGCAGTGGCTCGAATGCTGGCGTTTGGTGTGCGACTTGGAACGATGACCGCACGAGCTCGAGCAGCTATGTGGGGTTTCGCCTCGCCTGTTACCCTGATTAACCGAGCGATAGCGAGGATTTGTGGGAACGCATAGCGAAGCACAGTTGAACAGAAAATATATGGAGTTTGTGAAATTGCTTAATATTTATTTAAACCATTTTCCACGACATGAAAAATTCGCGTTAGCGAATCGAATAAGGAATACGACTTATGAAGTTTATGATCTCATTACCGAAGCGCAGAAGAAATATTTCAAAAAAACCACCTTAACGGATTTAGACATAACACATGAGAAGTTGAGGATGCAACTGGCGCTAGCAAACGAGTTGGATTATTTCAATTATACCGCGGGAAAAGAAGCAAAAGAATCAAGCGGAGCGGTTGCGCAACATAGATATTTGGCAATACGCGTTATGGTAGATGAACTGGGCCGAATGATCGGCGGATGGATACAAAAGATCAAGGAGGAAAAACGTTGGTAACGGGTAACATATTAAAATGTGCCTGCTTTCGTCCGCGAGCTGGGACAATAGCTCGAATGCTGGCGTTTGGTATGCGAGTTGGAACACTAACCGCACGAACTCGAACAACAATGTGGGGTTTCGCCTCGACTACGGCTCAAACCTCAAACCTCAAATGAGGATAGTGGAGCCACAGGGATATGTTATCCGGCTTTAAGCGAAATCGGTCGATAAGCCTCTTTTTGGTAGGGAAACCGAAAACCAGAGGAACGGGAACGAAAATGAAACGATACGGGAATTTATTTGAGAAAGCATTCAGCATGGAGAATCTCTACCAGGCATATCTTGATGCCCGGCGCGGCAAACGATCCCGCCGCGCCTGTTTTGAATTTGAACGATATCTGGGAGAAAACCTGCAAAACATTTTTAATGCGTTGCACGATGGAACATACCAGCCTGATCCCTATTTTGAATTTGTCATTATTGATCCTAAGCGCCGCGTCATCCATGCTCCCACGTTTCGAGATGTTGTGGTCCAGCACGCTATATACCGCACTATTTATGATATTTTTGACAGTTCTTTTATTGACCAATCATTTGCCTGTCGCATTGGATACGGAACCCATAAGGCCGCAAAATACGCCCGCAAGACCATGCAACAACATGCTGGAAATGAATATATTTTAAAACTGGACGTCCGTAAATTCTTTTATTCCATTGACCGTTTAATCCTTTGTAAATTGATTAAACGCAAAATCAAAGACCAGAGATTAAT